CCAGCTCGTTAGGATTGATACTGTAATTTCAGACACCAATAAATCGCCACTTTGAGCGCTTACGATTGCTGGAGCTGAAATGCTTGATATATTAAGTGTCAGCGCTGACGCTGCTAACTTTGTTACTACGGCTACTATGTAATCTTCCATACCAGCCAAATTGCCCTGGTTATCTAACGCAGGTTTAGTGATTAAAATTCTAAAGTTTGCTAAAGGTAATACTGTTACATGATCGTTATTACTTGGTACTATGTAAGGATCGCCTGGGGTAATCGCTACTGCATTGGCGAGAAGAGTACTTGGCGGAAAAGCAAATACTGACCAAACGCCAGCGTTAGTAAGATCTGTGGCTAATGTGCTACGTAATGTAGTTATTGCGGCTGGCATTATCCCACCAAAGATGCAGGTGATGAATACGGCTGAATGAGGCCACGCACTCGGTTAATCAGCTGATAACCCATCCGATAAGGGCTAGCACTGACCCCATCCATACCGACCCCACCCGTCTGGCTAACTTGTCTAGCTTGCCAGATATCTACGGCTACGATCATGGCCGCTTCTCGGATTGCAGGGGTGCTCGCATAAGCTTGGGTCTTGTGGTCTGGGCCTGTGGCTACGCCATAAGGTACTACTTTGTGAAAGTTTTGATTAGCTGCAACTTTATTATATTGCACAAATGAATAGCCATTAGGATAATTAACTTGGCCATAGTTATACATAAATACTGGAATTAAACTAGTAGTGCCAGTGCTAGGTGGTATTGTGCCAGTGATTGTGTGTGAACCATTAAATGTAGATCCACAAGCACTTACAACTATTGTTTGTCCTGCCACAAACGCATTAGGATTAGCAAGCATAAGTGTTGCAACATTGTCCTGTAATGCAGTGCCTACTACTGGTGCAGTGTTAAACCATAAATATTGATTAATTAAATCTTCGGCTGTTTGACAAACTTCTTCAACTGTTGAATCAGAATATAAAGTGCCAATACCCAAATTTGTGCGTAACTCTTGTTGGGTCACATAAACTGCTGGCATCTCTACTCCTTCTCTAAAAAAGCTCCCCTGGGGCTAGGGCTACTAAACCCCAGAGGATTATTAATTAATGGGTTTTATCAGGTCTTCTTGTACTTGATAATTCCGTTAGGCATTTTGGCTAGTGTTGCCATGTATCCGTAAATTGCAACTTGTACCTGTAGGTTTGAAACTACATTTACGCTCATGTAATTTTGTGCGGAGCGATATACGGTAAATGCTTCTGGTGCAAGGATTACAGCTGAATCATCATCAAATGTCGTAGCTGTAAAGTTCTTGTCTACGTATAGATCAAGTCCAAGCACTGACCCTCTGATCGACTGTGGGCCCACTTGGCCAGCAGCATTCATAGGTTGTAGGGCATTAAATACTGGGCGCTTTGTTGTATCTTGTGCACCAATTAACGCACCCCACTGAGCTGGGTTAGCAATGTAATTCTGTGCAAAGTAACCTGTATTTGCGTAGATAGTACGTGCACCTTCAGTTGTAAACGCAACGATACCATCTAGGTCAGCTGTTGTGTTTGTACCATTCATACCAGCTGCAAGTAATGCAGTTAATACAGTTGTATCAAGTGTCTTCAAATAAGCTAGTGATAATTGATTTGTTAACTCCTCATAAAAGCCAGGATAGCCCGCTCTTTCTAGAAGCTCAATTGATAGCGTATTCATGCCACTGTACTTAGATACATTTGCTGATAAATAATTTGTTTCCATGCCAGTATTTTGTACTGCGCCGCCTTCGGCTTCTACAGTTACTACTGGTGCTACACCTGTACCACCGCCACTTGATGTAACAAGTGAAGGTACATTGATCGTCATACCGTTTTGTGGTAAAACACCTTGTGAACATGCATCAATAGCAGGTGTGCCAAAGCGTGTATTAGTTACAAACTCGGCTAGATATTGTGTAGGGTTAAATGCTCCGTTATTGCTAAATGTATCATCCGCAGCTGTTACATATAGTTTTGAATCATCGTTGCCTAGAGCAGCCTTAATCTTGTGCTCTGTATATGCAGCCATAGAAGTAATTGGCGTACGTATAGTTGTTTGAATTAGTGGTGCTGTAATTGTTGTGCGAGCAGCTTCTACTGTAGGAGTAGCAGCCTCTGCCTTTGCTTCTTGTGGCGCTGTTGCTAAATCTTCCACAGGAGCCTCGCTTTCTGTTGTTTGGTTTGTGTCCTCTGCTTCGTTTTCACTAGCAGCAACTTTAGTTACTTGTGCAGCACTGAATGCTGGTGACTCAACCAGGCTTACTTCTCTTAGTGTTGCGCTGGTTACATATAGATAATCTTTTTTCTGGATTGACTTATTTACATCCACGCCTACTGACAAACCATCGATTAATTGCTCGCTTGCAAGTATTAAAGCATCTTGTCCTTGCATGGAGTTACTAATTTTGAATGATGCGTAAATGCCATCTTCTGCTTCTTTGTAATTTGATTGCATTCTTCCGATTGGTTTTTCTGGGCGGTGCTGCATAAGCATTTTTACCTTGCCTGGATCACCGATGTCGATTGAGCCTTTAGCAAATACAACCTTACCTACGGAAGTATTGCCGACTTCTTCAAACGGCACGATCTTGCCTGCAATAACTCTGCGCTCTGTATCGGCAGCTTCTATGTGGCTACTGAATGTAAGTTTCATCTTCTGTTTCTCTTCCGTTAGGTGTCATTTGTTCCATTTCTTTAGCTTCTTCCACATCGATTAAACCTAGATTTATCATTTTCTCTAATGCCTCTAGGCGCTTCATTGTGTCAGCTCTTAAAAATGATTCTTCTATAGCAAACTTAACTACGTGCCCACGTGGAGTAATATCATCCATGCTTAAACGATCTTCAATAGCACAAATAAACGGCTGTAGTGAGTAGGCTACAAACTCTTTGCGACCATCAATAATGTTTTGGTAAGTCATGCTGTTATTCATATCTGCGCTTATGTAATATGCAGGTACGTTCATGGCACGTGCAATTTGTGTGGCTAGATATTGTTGTGCTTCGTTATACATCATATCTTTAGGACTAAATCCTGTAGTTTCATAAGATAGAGTAGATGTTAAATATGCTGTAGATCTATTTAAGCGACTTTGTTTCCATTGTGCTAATAATCCAGATACTTGTTGCTCTGGCAAATCTGCGCCAGTGTTTTTAATGTAACCTGATGGCATTGGTGTTTGTGCTGATACAGCTGCGGCTTTTTCAATATCTAATGCACTTTGAATTGTGCGTGCTGCGGTTTGTAATACACCTTGTGTTAATCCTTGGAATGTAATAAGAGAACCGATACCAGACATAGGCGCTCTAACGCCATCAACAAAATATTCTTCTACTTCTGTGCCAAACTTATTTGTAGTAAATGTAACTCTGTTATTAGCAATCCACTCAAATCTTGATGGTCGTAGGTCGTCTGCAAAAAGCTCGGTACAACGCCAATAAGCGATTCCGTAGAATAAAAGACTATCGACAGTCCATGATATGGTGACGGATCTTGGTTGCCGATAGTCTGGTTGATCTATCCAAAGAGGGTTCCCCAACTCCTCACCATTTGACTTTTTGTAAAGCTTTAATGGCAAGTAGGACACTACACCAGCAATAAGATTTCTGCACCTTGACACTGCGGGTACCTGCATGGCAAAATTACGATCTAATCCACCAGGGAAATTACCAACACCTGTAGTAAATGAACCATAGCCGTAGGCTGTGTCCATAATGGCAGGGGCGTATTGCGCTTGTACGGATTCAGTTTTTTTATTTATACCCAAAGCAGACAATAGACCCATAGATATACTTTATACCATAAAACGGACTAATGGTGCAAGTTAGACAAAGATTTGCGCTGTTTTTTGTGGTTTTGTTAATTCTGATACGACCATAGCCAAAGATATTGCAGCTGTAACATCACCAGCCGACTTACGCCTGATAATGCGCCAGCCAGCATCATTTGTTTTAGCAGCGCAGTTATTTAAGTGCTGTACTAAGTCAGCCTGTCCAGAATGGACTATTCGGTTATTGGCTAAGCCATCTGCCAGGTCCGAACATGCCTGGTAAAACGCTTGGCCGCTAACATCTTGCATACGCCATCCGCTTTGTTCTAATTTTGTGGCTATTGTTTGTGTGGCATATTTGTCAAAACAGATTATATGTGGGTGATACTTTCTTGCCCACTCATTTATGTCACTTGCCATCTTAACTTCATCTATTGCTATATCGCTATGCCAAAGCTGTGCAAGTCCTACAGCTACTTTCCCATCTTTTATCTGACCCATAACCAAAGCGCCAGAACGTCTAGTAGGTGCAATATCAAAGGCCATTATAGTCTGAGGGCCGACAGGGATTTCTAACGTGCTATCACTACATGCTTCGATAGATCCATATACCCATGGGCTTTGTGTGCTATCTACCCACTGGCATAACATTTCAGTACGTGTAGCTTCTATGCTGTTTGTATTTACAGCTTCTTCTAAAGTTTCTTCTGTTACTAAATACCCTAATGCTGGATTAGCCATAGCCCAGGCTTTACGATCATTAATTTTACAATGCTGTGGTGCTGACCATTCATAATAACCTAAAGTCGCTGGTGGGTAGGATAATGAGCGCTCTCTTAAATCGTTTAATACTGTACTAAATCCATCACCTGCGTTACTTGTCATTAACGTCATTGAGTTAGGCCTTGCACGTGTTACTGGTAATGCAGCTGTAAAGGCTTCTTCTGACCATTCACGTAACTCATCTAAATATAAGAAATCTGCGGTCTTACCACGTGGCGCATCTCTAGTAGCTGCGGCTATCTCATACCTAGCGCCATTAAGTAAGCTAATAGATTCTTGGCCATTAGCCAGACGTATCTGCCTTACCTGATCTTTTAAGAATTGATTATCTTCTATTGTGTAAGCAACGTTTCTAAATGTATCTAATGCCATGTTTCGATTAGAGGACATACCTAATACATTCTTAGAGCCCCACAAAAATAAATGTGCCAATATAAGCATTCTAGCCAGGTGAGTCTTTCCCGATTGTCGACTTACAAGAATGAGTCCTGTTTTCTTGATCCACATATCGTTTTCATCTACAGACAACAGATCATCTAACACCCAGCGCTGCCAGGGTATAAGCGGCATCCCAATTTTTTCAGCTAGATCCGCTACCTCTTGTGCTTTGCTTTTAACTTTTAATAAAGGCGTGTGGATTCTAGGCTCGGTGCTACCAATTAGCCCGACCCCTCGTTTGATCTGGCTTGATTCGGTATCAGTTTGCATCAAAGTCCAGCGTATCTGGTTTATTAAAAGGTGAGTCTGGCACTGTGCTGGTGGTTTCAGGGAGAGAAGGTTTCAG